ATCTTGCTTCTCTAAGAAACTCTGAAAAGAAAACATTAAGCTCAAAATCTACAGAGATGATACAAACATACTTAGCAGGACTAAATGCAATTTATATTAAGTTGGATGATGTCTTAGCAGAGTATGGATATGATCCTGTTAAAGATAATGAGCTTTTCATTGATGTTCAAAAGAACTTAATGAACAATAATTAAATAGGAGAAATATAGTGAGTACACTTAAAAATATGAGAGCTGAAAAAGCTCAAAAAAGTGAGGACTTAGCTAAGATATTTGATTCTGTTCAAGATTTATCAGAACTATCATCAGATCAAAAAGAGGAAATCAAAAAAAGAAATGATGAATTAGCTGAACTTGGTAGCAAAATTACTGAATTAACTGATCTTGAGGAAAAAAGAAATTCTCTTAAAGATGAAATGGAAAACTCTAAAAAAGTTTCTGGAATGCCTGTTTATGGAGAGCCAGAACTTGATGAGCCAAAGTCTTTAGGACAACAATTCTTAGATTCAGATGCTTATAAGTCTTTTGTGGATCATGGTATTAAAAATATTCCTTTTGAAGCTAAAACAACAGTTACAACTTCAGTATGGACTAGAGATACCATCTACCAACAGGTAATACCTGCAATAGAGCCAGATCCAAATCCTGTATTAGATTTAGTTGATTCTATCAATACAGATCAGACAACATACTACTTCTTGCAAGAAACAGCAACAAACAATGCTGCAGAAACTGCTGAGGGATCAGCAGCTCCAGAGGATGCTTTCAGCTATACAGCTGTTACTGCACCTGTAAGAAAATTCATCACAACTCTACCAATAACAGCAGAGTTGCTTGAGGATCAAGCAGGAGCAAGAGCATACTTTGATGGCAGACTTGCTAATCATGTCTTGCAAAGATTAGAGAAACAATTCCTTATTGGTGGTGGTGTAGCACCTGATGTAAAAGGTATTACACAACAAACAGGAATTAACACAATCACATACACAGCAGGTGCTTATCCTGCAACTGTAGGTGGTAAGTTAAGAACAATCCTAGAGGGTATCAAAGATGTAGAAGTCAATGGTAAATTAGCACCAGATGCTATTGTCATGTCACCTGCAGCTTATGAAGCCTTAGCAGGACAAGTTGATGGAAACAACAACTTCATGCTTGGTGCTTCTGCATTCTCAGGATCTCCAACTATTTGGGGACTACCTGTAGTTAAATCATCACAAATTGGTGGTGCTGTTTCAACAACCATTGATGTTGTAGTAGGTAAATGGGGTGGAGGCTTAGCTGTAAACCATGTATTCAGGAGAGGAATGGAATTACAAATTTCTGATTCTGCTGCTGATGGTGACTTTGGTAAGGATATCCTTACTGTTAAGGCTTCTTTAAGATATGCACTAGCTGCATACAAGCCACAAGCATTTACTAGAATCAATGATATTGAATAGTAGATAATTAATATGGAAAAAAAGCAGAGCCAAAGATTTGTTATGACTAACACAGTTATTGGCTCTGCATTCCATGAGGAGAATGACAACAATATGAAATTTATAGAAAAGCCATCAGATCAAGTATGGCAAGATAAAGAATCTGGAAAAGTAAAGCAGGGAGAAATGCCTCCTTTTGCTAAAGCAACACTTATTGCAGGTGTTGGAGATGTACTTCCAGAGGACTTACTTAAAAAATCAAGTAAGAAAAAAGTAGAAAATAAAGCTGTAAAACCATCAGAGGATAAGTAATCTAAATGGCTCATAGTCAGTATGTAGATAAAGATGATGTTAAGAATTGGCTTGGGCTTAGTGGCACAGGACAAGATGATAACATTGATATTGCTATAAATGCTGCTTGTAGAGCCATTGATGACTTTGTAGGTAGAGAGTTTATACAATCAGAATCTGTAGAGGATAGGTTTTATGATTGTGAGTTTGCAGATTATGCTTTTGTAGATGATATTGCAACAACTACAGGCTTAGTAGTTAAAACTCTTAATGAGGATGGAACAGATGACCAAACACTTGTTCTTGATACAGATTTTTATTTATATCCTCTTAATGCTGATAAATTAACACCAACAATGCCATTTTATAAAATAGTTATGGCTATTGAAAATGGAGGTAAGGTACTACCAACACACTTTCCTAAAGGTTTAAAAGTAACTGCAACTTTTGGCTTTCCAGATCAACATAATGCAGGAAGTTATATACCAGAAGCAATTACTCAAGCTGCATTAATTCAAGCAGCTAGATTTTGGCAGAGAAAGAACTCTCCAATGGGATTTAGTGGCAATCCTGAAACAGGACAAGCTCCTGTTATATTCTTATCAGAACTAGATCCAGATGTTAAAACACTATGCAAAAGATTTAAAAAGACAACAATAACTCTTGCATCTGGCAGACCATACACAGGACTTACTGCTGTTAATAACCAAAGACAGTATGGAGTATGAAACTTACTCTAAATGGAGCTTTAGACTTATCTAGAGCAATCAATTCACAAACTATTTGGAATAAAAGAAGTACAGATTATTTCAATGAACTAGCAAAAGAACTTAAACAAGATTCTTTAAATGCTTTAGAAAATAAGCCATCTCCTAGATCTCAAGCAGGTAGAGGCAATAAAAACACAGGTGCAACTAGGAGAAGTGTATTTACAGCTAAATTAGGCAATACAAATAGGCTTAGAATGTCTGAGGGCTTTAAATTAGCTACAGATAGACAATATGCACCATTTATTCATGGTAAGCCAATATTCAGAGGATTTAGCCCAATTAGGAGAACTAGACCATTTTTTCCACCTTATCAAGAGGGATCTAGTCTTGCTAAGTGGGCTAGGAGAGGACAACCTAAACTTAATCCATTCTTAGTTGCTAGAGCAATATCTAAGAGAGGTTTAAAGATGAAGCCATTTATTGGTGGTGTTGTCTATGAGAAACAGAAAGAGATTAAGGACAGAGGGCAAGAGATGTTAGAATTAATTGCAAAAGATATAGCTAGGAGTGTTAGATAATGGCATTACTTACATCAATTAGAGATGGACTTAAAACTAATTTAGAAACTATATCAGGACTAACTGCTTATGAATATGTTCCTGATTGGATTGAGCCACCTATTGCTTTAGTAGCTCCTATAAATTCTTTAAATTATGACTCAACAATGGCAAGAGGTGCAGATACCTATGAGATACCTGTTATAGTGTATATATCTAGAGTAGATGCTCAACTTTCTCAAGATGCAGTAGATGGTTATTTAGCCTCAACAGGAGCAACTTCTGTTAAAGCTGCTATTGAAAGTGATCCTACTTTGGGAGGTGCTGCTATGTCTGTTAGAGTTATAAGTGCAACAGATTATGGAGAGTATGAGGTAACACAGGGAACTAGTTTCTTAGGTGTTACATTTAATGTAGAGGTAATTGCATAATGAAAGTAAAAATATTATTAGGTAGTGATTTTTCACTAGATAAAAAAGATAAAAGAGTAGAGGCAGGAGAAATTCTTGATCTACCAGATAAAGTAGCTAAAGCATTGATTAAGAACAATGCAGCAATAAAGTTTGATAGTAAAATGATGAAAGAGGAGGAGGAATAGTAGATGCCTACTTTCACACATGGAAAAAATGCAGTAGTTATATTAGATAACACTAATTTATCTACAACACTTACAGATGCTTCTTTGTCTTTAACAGCAGATGTAGCAGAAACTTCAACTTTTACTGCTTCCTCTAAAACTTATGTTGCAGGACTCAAAGATGGAACTGTAACTCTTTCAGGTTATTTTGAAAGCTCAGATCCTGATGCAGATGCTGAATATTTATCTCAGCTAGGAGGATCTGGATCAGCATTCTCTATTGCACCTATAGGATATACCAGAGGGAATGCTGTATCTTTTGGAAACACAATAGAAACTTCTTATGATAGAAGTTCAGATGTAGGCTCAGTTGTTGCAGTAGCAGTAGCACTTCAATTTGATGGAGATGCTTATAATGGTAAGAGCTTGTTAGCTCCTACTTCTGTAACAGGTAGCTCTAATGAAGCATCAGTTGATTTTGGAGCAGCAGGAACTAATGGTGGTGCAGGAGTTCTACATTGTGTAGCAAGTTCAGGAAGCCCAACATTAGATGTTAAAATACAAACAAGCACAGATGAAGCTGTTTGGAGTGATTATATAACTTTTACTCAAGCAACAGGAACTACATCTGAGCTTATAACAAGTGCAACTAATCCTAATCAGTATGCAAGAGCAGTTCTAACTTTTGGAGGAACAGG